CGGTAACTTTTTCCGCCTGTGCGTTCCCGGTTTCTTTAGCTGCCATACTTTCGCTTCCTTTCTATTTTTCTGGTTTTACGTCCAGTCTGGTATACATAACGTCGGCGGTCGGCGTACTTGCGTCCCAGCCCTTACGTTTATAAGCCACTTCATACGTAAGTGTAAAAGTAGCGTCTAAGCTTTCGCCGTTGTTAAATCTGGCGACGACGTTTTTTAACCAGCCTACGCGTTTTCCATCTTCTTTTATTTCCAGAACGTTACAGCGATCTTCCAGATCACTTACAAGCGCTTCCTGGTACCTTACAGCTTCGTCCAGTGTGTCCACATACAATGTACACGGCCACGTTACCGTCTGTACGTAAGCATACCTGGTAAGGTGTCTAGCCCGTCCGCGTCCTGGAACGTCAAAAAGCACTACAGGGCGGGAAAGGTTCACATTTGTACCACGCTTAAAAGAATTAAGCCCAGCTGTAGACTTAAGCCACATTTGTATAGCTGTAAGTTCTTTTGAATACTCCACATTACCACCCCACTAAAAAAGCGCCCTAAAAAGGCGCTCTACTTCTGACTTTGTTATCTTTCTTAAGTCTTCCTTTGTATCCGGTAAAGACTTTTCAAACATATGTTGACCCGGAACGAACCTACCGGAAAGCTTCATTCCTGTTTTAGTCCCAGGATTATAACTAAAGTTACTACCAGAACCGGAACCAGGTACCCATAAAGACGGCTTTCGTCCAGTAGACTTACTTACACGGTTAGACTGGTTATAGCCTTCTTCCGCTGGTACAGCATATGGACAGTTAGAACCGTACCGCACCGACGCGCTACCGCCGCCAGCTTGTACGTCAAATATATTTTCATTTCCGCCGACTGTATAACTTTGTGCAAGTCTTCCAGATCGGCTGTGAATATTTGCCACTACATTTTCCAAGCCAGCTATACCAACTTGCCTGACTATGCGTTCTTCCATGCTGTCTACAGCTGCGGCGGCACTGTTCATACCGCTGATAAATTTATCAAGGCCACCGTCTAACTCGATTTTTATAATCATAAAAACTTTACCCCTCTGTCTGTTTTGCTGGTCTGGTCTTCAAAGGCGATTTTATACGCCCGAAGCATTTCCCTAACAATAACGAATTGGTCGAAAGCTTTATACTGGGTAGACGTTTTTACCGCGCCTGTTGGCGGGGCTACCTCTGTGATATTACCGGTATCCGGGTTTATCTGTTTGGTTTCCCCTCGCGCCATGATTTCAAAGCACGTAGCTACAGCTATTTTAAGTCCTGGGCGGTCCTGTGGTTCTCCTGGAAGCAAAGGCGGCACACCGCCGATATATCCAATACACCAGGTATTCGCCCTGGAAAGGTAAAGGTCTACGTCGGCGTCGTCTATAGGATTTCCCCGTGTATAATACTTTTCCAGAAGTTCGGCTTTATTCAGCAGCATACCGTTACCCCCTTACTCTGTTTTCTTTGTTCGTGTAGCCTTTTTAGGCTCCGGCTGATCTTCGGTAGGTGTTTCCTGTTCCTGTTCCGGCTCTGGTTCTGGTTCTGGTTCGTCTACGACTTCCACCAGTCCATAACCAGAAAGGCGGGTAGCGTCCTTTTCGGACATATCTACCACGGCGCCTACGTCAAGAATGGCGTTTTCCACTGTTACTCCGGTTTTTAATACTTTTGCCTTCATGTTTTACCCCCTTATCGTACAGTACAGATTTTAATAAGTTCCGGGTACATGATCTTAGGGAAGCCAGCAGCTACAACCTCTACGACCTCACGAAGCGGACGCTCCATAGTGAAAGTACGGGCAAAAATGCCAGGTTCCATGTTATTCTCATAAGTCGGACCCATCTGTACGTTACCGATCTTGTCACCTTCCATAAGGAACACGCCCTTCTTGCTGTCCAGAAGGCGGGCGGTAGTCCTCTTACCACCGTTTGTAGGGTCACGGTAAGTAACTTTTGCGTCGAACGCTTCCATAGGCGGAAGTTCACGACCACGAAGGAAAGTATTAAGTTCGTCCAGGGTAAGAAGCTTATCGCTGTATCCTGTAATTGCCTTTCTGATCGCTACGTCATTCAGTACGATACGGATATTTTCGATACCGGTAACGAATACGTCCGGCGCGTAGCCGTTGTCGTTTCCGTCGATATAATCCTGTACCCAGCGCTCATAGTTTGCCAGGATAGTAGCACCGTCAGCCCCCCATGCTGTAGCAGCGGTTACCTTGTTGGCTTCTGGTACACCAAAATCTACACCCAGTTTAATACCGGATTTATCGTAGATCATAGCACCGTTACCCAGCGCTTGCCAACGAAGCCATTCTACACGGGCGTCAATGTTAGACTTAAGCTGTGCGGTCTTCTTAAGGACCTGCTGTACAGCCATCTTACGGCGACCTTCGTTACCCTTGTCAGACATAGCAGCAAGTTCTTTCTTTGTCAGAATATAAGACTGTCCCATATCTGCAATAGAACCACTTACACGTCTTACCGGGTCACGATCTGTTAAAGGCAGTTCCGCCCCAGCGTCTACCAGGTCGGCCATATCTGCCTGTCTTTCAATTACTGTTTCGTTCCACTCCATATCATATGTGTTTTCGGAAGGAAGGAAACGGCTACCGATATATCCGGTTTCCACTGGAACCTCGCGGATAGTTTCGGTAAATAACGGGTTCTCAAAGAACTCGCTTAAATTTGCTAATCCAGCCATTTTTATTTACCCCTTTCTTTACACGAATCTGATAGCAGCGCCTACAGCTGCCTTAAAAGCTGCGGTACAGCCTACCAGAAGACTTTCATATACAGCACCATGTACAAGAACCTGTCCGGCGGTAACATCTGGATTTTTGCCCTTGTCGTCAACTGTGAATTTAATACTTTCGTCAAGGATAACCGGGTCACTCTTTCCCGTTGGAAAAGCACTTGCTGTATCCTTGTACGGTTCATACTTACCTGTGGTGTTGTCTTTTACAAGACAGGTACCTTCTTCTACGAAGCCGCCAGTTTCAAACTTAGAACCGTCCAGCGTGATACCATTTACGACATACGCATAATGGGCGCTGGCCTTGATCTCTTTAGCCGCTGCGTAGGATTTTCGTCTAACTGTTACGTCGTTATTCTGCATAACAAAAACCTACCTTTCTACTTTTTATCGTCTTTCTTAATACCCAGCATTTCTAAAGCTTCCGCTTTCTTTGCTTCCAGTTCGCCGTTTTTAGTGCTACCAGCACCGCCAGGACCTTTACCGCGGAAACCATTACCAGAACCACCAGCGCCGTTATCGTCGTCGCCGTCGTCCCCAGCTGGTTTAAATAAGTTCGGTTCGGCGTCGTGTACCTTACGGATAGCGCGGGCAATACTCTTTGCGTCCGCTGTTCCGTTTTCTTCGTCAAACTCGATACTGTCCAGATAGTCAGCACTGATTGCCCTTACTACCTGTGCGGGATTTACAGGATTATACTTACCGGCTTCCTTAAGAACCGCGTTTTCGATAAGCAGCTTCTTACACTGTGCTGCAAGATCGTCCACTTTCGCTGCCTTAGTCTTAAGATTAGATAATTCTGTTTCGTCGATAGAAGAACCGCTTCCCCCTTCGCCGTCGCCTTTATCAGAAGAACCGTTTTTAATGGTTTCTGCCACTTTGCTAAGTAAGGTCTTATCGTCCGCTTCGACCGTTACCCCAGCGTCCTTAAGTGCTTTACGAACCATTTTTACGGCTTTCTTTGCTACGGTGCTGTCTACGTCGGCCTGACTGTACTTAGGTCTTTCGTAGTCCGGGTCATAATCTAAAGCGTCGTCGTAAGCGTCCTGGTCTAAAATTTCGTCGTCCAGAAGCTTCTTACACTCTGCTTCATACTGTGCCTTTGTAAGTTCTCCTTTTAAGTAGCGTTCCTGTAATTTTCTAAGTTTTCCCATCTTAAAAACTCCTTTCCGTATTAAGCCCGTCGGCTATATCCAGCGTTCCGCGCTGTCGGGTTCCACGGCCAGTATTTGACGCCCTGGCTATGTTACGGCAATAAAAAACACGCCTTACAAGCGTGTCATATCCGCGGTATCCGCCGCGTCGGTATTATAAAGGCTTATGCCCTATAATCAATTATGAATATCAAGACCTAAAGGTACGGTTATGATCTGCCCGTTAAAGCGTTTCCGTACTACCTGTCGGTTAAGGTCTGCCAGCGTTTCCCCTGGTCTTAAGTATTTCTTCGGATTATCCGCGTTTACCATATCTTTTACCGACGGAAGCCCTACTTCTTTCGCGTATTCGTCATAACTGGCGGCTTTCGTGTAATAAAGGTCGCCGTATTGATCTAAAGCGGCTTTCTGTCTGTTCTTAATACCTAAACCAGAAAGGATAGCTACCCATCTACAGCGACAATGTGGGTGGTTCGGTATACGCCTTCCTGGTAGCCCTGGGTTCATAGGTGTATCATAATCCAGATCATAGGGATTTCTTTTACTGTAGTCGGCGTCTGCTGCACAATAGGCAGACGTCTTACTATCAAAAGTGGCGTCCCTATACTTACCGTCTACAATATCCGCATTTTCCATAAGGCTGTAGGAAGTTCCTAAAGCGTTCGCCCTAGTCATTTCTGTACGGATAATACGGGAAGCATTATAGTAGCTTTCCTGTATTCCCTGTGAAAGTTTCTTAGCAGCGTCGCTATACTGCATTTTCTTCGTAACCAGTTCTTTTACGACTTCTTCACTCTTAGAAGCCACAAGGGAAACACTGGTACGTATACGATCGCTGTAGGTTTTTTTATCCGGTAACCATGGGTTAGCTATGATACCCAACACACCGGAAGCCGTAAGGTTCGGTACAGTTACCGCGCACTTCGCGGCCTGTTCCAGAATATACGCTGTAGTATTTGCCCCATAAAAAACAGTTCCACATATCACAGACGTAGCAAACGGCTGTAACTTTGCGTTTAGTAAATTCAGTTCCGGTATGATCTTCGTAAGGTATTCTTCCTGTATCTTTTTCGCCCACCGTCTGGTAGGAACGAAGTCCGTGTTCTGTTCATTTACATACTTTTTAGCGACTTCTTCCAGGTAACCTACAGCTGCTTCCTGTAACTGCCCGTATGCCGGGGCAAGTTCAAGAATATGATCGTCTACATAATCTTCCAAAAGGGAAGTATAGTAGTCTACATATTCTTCGTAGTGCTTTTGGGCTTCACTTATCCACGCCATACGCTACCCCCTATTCTGGCGGCTGTGTGATCGTGGAACCTGTAGCGCTGTTCTGCTGATCGTCTGGGTTATCCGGGTCGCCGCCGGTATCCCCCAGGTTATCCGCCCCATATCCAATAGCTGCCAGACTATTTGTAAGGCTTGTCTGTTGGCTTTCCTCTTTCTGCGCTCTCATTTCTTCAAGTGCTTTCTGTGGGTCGTCGATAAACCACAGCAGTTCATACAAATAACTATCTGGTACAATGTCGGCCAGTTCTGCCACAATGTCGGCGATCTCTTTATTATTCTGTGGAAGATTCCGGCTTATCGTAACTTCCAGCCATTCAGACTGGTACAGGTCGTCCCTGGCTTCGATCAGTTCCGGGGTAGTGATTGTTTCATACACATCAGAAACCGTACCGGCAGCATACAGCTTTTGAACATTCAAAAGGTCCGTAATGATCGCGAAGAAGCTACGGAACGCCTGTATAAGAAGCGGTTCCTTCTTACCGGCCTTAATATCAAGACCGGCGTATTTCATTTTGATTTCTGTAGCCGTCGCCCCGTTTAACTCTGCCAGTCGTGGGGTGTTGGTCGTGTCCATAATGTCGTTTTTCGTTCTAGTAAGACCATTTTCTACGGCGTTGTCGTCCTGTGACTGGGCTATAAAGCTGGCCTTACTATCCTTGTCCTTAAGTGCCAGGGCGCGGGCCTTTCGCATTTTCAGAACTTCGTTTTCGTCTACATCTACACCAGTTAAGCATAAATACTGATCTTGTAGGTACTCCATAAGGTTCGCTTTATCGCTTAAACCGTGGCAGTAAGCTACAGCAAGTGGAACGACACCATAGGAAAGATCAGACTTACCGTATCCCTTCACACGTTCGCTGTATTTCGCCGGTAGCTGGTTCTGGCAGACCACAACCGGGATACGGCCGGCCTTATGCTCTATCGGGTTCCCGGTCTTCGCTTCGGTTTCGTCCAGGTGTAAGCTTTCCATACTGTCACCGGTATAGTAAGTAACGTAGCGATCGTCGTAAACCTCTACTTTTGTTTTCGTGGTTTCGCTACCATTTTCCCATACCCCTACTTCATAACGCCGAAAAAGAAGCCTTAACCTCTTTCTGCCGTCGTAAATCGGTATGATCTCCTGTACCGGGTATTCGCTGTAATCAATCTTACCTTTTTCGTCTACCCATACGATAATAGAACCAAAGCCACCTATACACATATCGCGTAACAAGTCGGAAAACTCCCCTTGTGCCTTATCCTTTAGAAGCTTCATAACTTTTTTACGGTATTCCGTGATAATCTCACGTTCTTCTGTTTCTTCGTCGTCCTGGTCCGGGTCTTCGACTGTATAGATAGGGGACTTACCTAGCATATAGTCCACAAGCGTATCTATGATAATCTGGACATAGTTAGAAATCAGCTTATTTTCTGTACCGCCGTCCCTAGCCTTGTCGCGCTGTTCGATTTCGTCCAGTTCACCGTCATAGGCTGCCTGGTACAAGTCTACAGCGTTATCCTTTATCCAGCTGTCATGTTTTGCCACCATAGCCGCGACCCAGGAAGCGTTATCTTTAATCCAACGTTCCGCGGTCACCTGGTTTACTTTTTTCATTTCTGCCAATGTCTGCGGAATGTACGAAGATACCGCCATGCTATTACCCCCTTTCTATACTCCCGACTTTTCACGGTCAAAGGCTGTAGCCTTGCCAGTGTTCGGGTCTATGTTTCGTGCGGCCCTCATAAGCAAGAATAGGGCCATTACTAAGTCGTCGTGTGGAACGTGTCCCGGTTTACGTGGTTCGGCGTTCGCTGGGACATAAAAATTTATTGTTTGCTGGCGTTTGGCTTCCCTTGTAAGGTGTTCCACTTGCCACCGTAGTTCCTTCCATAGTTCCAGCTGGTCCGGGTCTTCCGGTGCCTTCGGAACTTTAATTAAATCGTTATGGTTAAAATCGTAAGCCAGATACCCCAGCTTAGATTTACTTTCGTCACCGGCTGCCTTAAACTTATAGGCTTCTACCAGTCCGTCGTTATTTCTGTCGAATAACTCTTTAAGGTGGTACGCCAGCGGTTCACCGATTCCGGTACCGTCACATACCCCACCAATAGCACCCCAGTAACGTATAATCTTCGGTAACATATCCCTTACTTTACTGTGCTGTTTTCCGACCCACTGGTATAAGCAGATCGGAACTACTGTACCGTCCCGTAAGAGGTCGCCGACGATAAACGTAAGGGCGTCGCGCTTATGAATACCTACAGACGCTTCTACGTCTGTGGTTTCTTCTTCCTGTCCGGCTACGTCACACGCCCATATGTACTTATGTCCCTTAACTGGTTCTACTTGCATTTCAAAACCGCCGGAATACATACGGGCTACGCCTTCCGCGGAAAAGAAACGACCGATAGCGTCTACAGCTTTAAGAAGGTACTGTGTCTGTATGGCTATGTGGTCCATTCCCAGACGGGCTACATGGTTATCAAACGCTTTCTTGTAGTTCGTATTACCGGAAGCGATAACCGCGTAAGCGTCTATCTTAAATACTAGCTTCGGCCGGTACCCCAGTTCCTTTTCTAAACGATCTTCCATATCGTGGGCCATCAGTTCGCCACGATAGATAAAGCTGTCCTTTGTCCAGGCTACACCCCACAGCACCGTAGTAGCATTGTTAAACGAACCCATAGGCTGGGCGTCACGCTCCCACTTATCGGCGTCTATGTCCTGGCT